TTTCCACACTCATCTCCTCTTCTCCAGAAGTTTCCAAATGCAGGAGTATTTCCTGAATGAGTAACTTTTGTTTTCCACAAGAAAGTTAATCCATCAGCTGTTGCTGTGACCATATCATTTAATCTGTCATCTGTAAAAGCATTATAAGTTGTGCTATTTGAGTATGTTCCTTGATGAACTCTTAATCTTTTAAAATTAGTATTTGTATCTGAAGGAGTTCCTAGAGCACTTTTTGCTCCTGCAGTTGCTACTTGCCAGTACATATCTACTGTAACAGTTGAATATGTTCCATTAGCATTTACTTTGGTAACACTATTCCCTGTAGTTTTAATAACTGTATCTACTGTAAAAGAAGTACTGCTTGAAGCAGAAGTATAGTTTGTAAATGAAGTTGTACTTGGCAATACATACTCATTATCTAGAGTTACATAAACTGTGTGTTCCGTACCATTTGGATTTACACCACCAGGAGTAACATTTCTTCTTGTAAATTTTCCTTCTCTATTCCAAGTGCAAGCACCACATTTTGCGCTTTCACTTAAGTCTGGACTTGCTCCTGTATATTCCCATGGACAAGCATTTGAAATTATATTTCTAGCAGGTATTCGTACTCCCTCTAAATCAAAAGGCGCTGCAAGTTCAAAATTGATTGTTGTTGAGTCCTCTGCTTGTATTCTATTTATAGTCCAAACTTGACGAACAAACTCAACAGGTGTATTTCCTGAACCAGGGTCTGCACTTTCTCCTTTTAAATATTTTTTTAAAGTTAATCTTCTTATAAACTTTTTACCTACTAGTAAATCTATATCTGTAGTTCCCATTAAAGTTGTGAATGTAGTGCCAACATTTGATACATTAAAAACAGGTCTAGCGATTGCTCCTGTGACTTTTATTTCGAATCCATCTGAAGATATTGGTATCGGTGTATAGGTTCTTGTAGTAGAGTTACTATCATAGTCGTAGATTTGTAAACTACTACCATCTGAATCTTGTCCTGGAGTTAAATAAGCAAATGTACCGTTTGGTTTTTCTATTTCATAAAGCTCTACTAATTCTGAACCTGGAACTTGTTTTTGTAAATCTGTAATTATTGTCATGCTTCATATACTCTTCTAAATGTTGCTTGTAAAGTATAAAAATTATCAAATGCCCAAGTTTGACTCCAATTTTCGCAAATACAGAAAATACTTTCTTCACTGCTTCCTTCGTTACTATCTTCTAAGTCAAATCTAAATTTAGTTACTCCGCCCAAGTCTTCAAAGAATTTAACTAAATCATCTATTTCTGCTTTTGGTCGTGTAGTAAATGCAACATTTAATGTTTGTTGTTTTGTATTTATTCCGTCTGCTATTCTAAGTTCATAACCGTCACCAAACTGACTTTTTAATACTTTCATTCCAGTTTGACGAGTAAATCCTTTATCTGGTTGAACAGGTGCACTAAATCCAGTTATATTGCTTCCATCTGATTGCATTATTCCATATGCCATAATCTACTCCTAATACAGACTTAAACTTCCGCCTGGTCTTTGTTGTACCTCAATTTCATTTTTAACAGCTTCTGCTATTGCTTTACCTATGCCTATCATTTCTGCATTATCACTTTCGGAGTCTACTTGTCCTGTTGTCATATTTACATTTACATTTATATTATTTACTCCTGCTCCTCCACTCATTTCTACAGGAATACTTCTTCCGTTTGGTAGTGGAACGACTGCTTCTGTTCCGTGTAACACAGCTGGATAGCCTGAGTTTGGTCCACTTGCTACACCACCCATTGAAAATGAACGATATCCTGGAGCACTCATTATGCCTCCACTTCTTCCACCTGCACCACCAAAAGGTAAAAAATTCATAATAGCCATTGCTGCTTGTTGTGCAAGTATTTGTGCTATAGAGTTAAGTATTGACTTTGCCATATCTGCAAAAGCTTCTTTTGCTGTTTTTGCTCCTGTAATAATACTTTGAAGTGCTGTTGCTAAATTTGATTCCATTGCATCTATTGCTACGTTGTTTACTTGTTTTACTAAATCTAGTGCATTTGCTGCTTGTTCAATTTTTGCGTCAATAAGAGCCATTTCTGCATTTGCTTTTTCTATAAATACAGCATTTTGTTCTAGTCCTTTTGCTTCTAATTCTCTAATTGTTGTTTCTTTTTGTTCTTTTTCTAATTGAAGCATTTTTAGTTTTTCTTGTTGTTTAATATTTTTTGTAGTAATCGGTCCAACCATTTCAGTTTTTGCAATAAATTGAGATTGTAAATTTAGTTTATCGGTCATAAATCCAATTTCTATTTCTCTAAGTCTTCTCATCTCAGCTTCAACTAGTCCGCCTATCTCTCTAATAATATCTAAATCACCCATTGCGGTACCGGTTCCAGCAATAACATCTTTACCATCTCGTTTAGTTACAAAGCCAGATAGTGCGTCTTTTCCTAGAATTGTTTGAAGAAATCCAAGAGTATTATTATCTATTACTTTGTCAACTTGTCCTCCAAGATTTTTAAATTGTGCTAAAGCTTCGGTCATATCTTGGTTTGTTAATCCAAGTAGAGTTTCTCCTGTTAAGCCAATGCTTTCTGTGATTTGAGTAAGAGGAGTTGCTCCTTGTCTAAAACTTGCTAAAGCTCTGCCAAACTGTTCTGCAGCATTATTTAAATTTTGAGGAGCTGTTGTTAATTTTGTAATTGCTTGTTGAGCATCAGTGCCAACTGTTTCTAATTCTATAAGTTCTTCTCTTAGTTTTTGTAGAACATTTTCATCAACATCTTCTGCACTCAATGCATCTTTTATAGAGTCTATTCTTTTTTGAACATCATCAAATAGTTTTCCTTCTGTTAATCTTCCTTGTTGAATTTCTAATGAATCTATAACTCCTTCTAAAATTTTTATTTGGTCTTTTGTAAAACTTCTTGTAACTGTAGGAGTTTGTTCCTCTCTTTGTGCCATTAACAATCCCATATCTGCTCCAAATAAGTCTATATTCTGTCTTAAACTTTGTCCTGAGTCTTTACCAACAAAATCTCTTCTTTGAGTTAAAAAATCAAGATTACCAAATTGGTCTGCAACACCTTTAAAAGAAAAATTACTAAAAAACATTGATTCTTGATTTATAGCAGCTAAAAAAGTTCTTGTTTGTTTTAGGTTGTCATTTAATCTTTGTAGTTCTATATTTTGTTTTTCTAAACTTTTAACAACTCTTTTATTTCTTTCTTCAAATTCTTTTTGAGCAGGGTCTTTAAATTTTTCCATAAATTGAGTGAGTAATCCAATGGCTGAAACAAGTATACCTAGATAACCAACAAGACTAATTGCTGAAGCAAGTTTTGACCCTAAAAATTTCATTGTTCCAACAAACTGTCCATACTCAGCTGCAAAGAACATTCTTTCAGCTCTCATTTTTGCAAACATTCTTGTAATTGCATTTTTTCCATCTGCTTCTATTTGTAAATGAAATCCTTTAAGTATCATCATTGTTTTTCTAGCTTCACTTCTTCTAAAGTTTTCAAAGTTCATTACGCTAGATTTTTGAGTACTAAATGACTTTTCTAAGGCTTTAATATCTGCGCCTGTAAAACTTCCTTGTTGAAATCTTTTGAGTCTTGCCTCACTTCCTTTATAAAATTTTCCTATATCTTGTTGAAGACTAGCAGTTGCATCAGCTTGATTAAATTGAGGTGTTGTAGGCATTACAGCTCTTAGTATACCTGTTCCTAATAGTGTAAAAGCTCCTGCTAAAGCAATTACATTTTTTGAAAGTGTTTTTGCAATAAATTCTGCAACTCCTGATAAACTAAATTTTATATTGTTTAGTAAGTCGTCAAAAGATTTTGCTAGTTGTGAAAATGCGTTTAATTCAGTATTAAACTGTCCAAATTTTTCTTCCCCTTGTGCTAAAACTTCATTAACAACAGCTTGTGATTTTTCGAATATACTTAACTTTCTTCCTGCAATACCCATTTGTTCTGCATACTTCTCAGTTGCTATTTCCAAACGAAGTATAATACCAAGTTCGTCAAGTAGTTCAGGTTCCGCTTTTGTAACACCACGAATAAGACGATTAAGAGAGTCTGTTAAATCTCTTCCAAGTGCAATAGAAGCATTTTTTGCTAGTTCTCCTAATCTAGATATTTGGTCAGTAGTAACACCAGCAGCTCTTGCTATCGCCACAGATTGAGCTGCTTCTGAAAAAGCTAACTGCTGTCCTGTTGCTTCTTGTAATCTAGATGTTATAAGACTAAGAGATTCACCTGTAATTGTTGCATACTCTCGTGCACCTTCAGTTAATATTCTAAAGTTAGCGGCATCTGATAAGAATCTAAAAGCGGCTGTAATAGCAAAAACGTTAGCAGCAAGGGTAGCATATGCAGGTACAAGACCGCCTGTAATGCCTTGTGCCATCTTTGAAAAGTTTTTACTAGCATTTGATGATTGTTGTGAAGCTCCTTTAAAATTACGATTTAAAGTTGCTTCAGAACGTGATAAGTCATCTACTGCTTTTTTTGTCTTTTTGGTCTTGCCTTCTAATAATTTTAAGCTACCGTCATCAGTAACTTCAAAGGTAAGAGTTCCGCCTTTAATTTTTGCCATTTATCCTTGTACATTTATTCCTGGTTTCTTCCCTGTACCAGTCTTTGCCTTTGCTTTTCTTTCTTCGGCTTTTCTTCTTTTATCTTGTTCTAAATTTATTTTTCTTATATTATATCCATCTATTAATTTAATAAAATAAATACAAGTTTTTACATCTTCTACTTCGTATGCTTTTAGTAGCATTTCTAAGGGTGAATAATCTTTTCCAAGATATGAACCACTCATGCCTTCCCATCTTTCTGGTAAATAGTCGTGCAATAAAAAAGCCACCTGAACTTCTGGAGGATAATCTCCTAAAGTTGGTGGCATTTCATCTGGGTCTGGTTCTTTACCTGATTGTTCGCATAATTCTAGATACGACGCTATAGTAAGCTGACCTTCTTTAAATTGTTTCTCTAAGAGACCAAGTATTTGTTCTACTTGGTCTTGGTAAAATTTTCTAAATCTCCTGTGACTTCAGTTACCCAAGTATCAAAGTCTGCCGCATTTTTCATTAATATTTCGGCATTTTCTTGATTAAAAGGTAGTTCATCTTCAGGATTGAGACTGCTAATATCCACCAATAGAAGCTCTTCTAGGTATGAATATTTTAAACCGCTCCACCCCTTGATAACAGCTTTTACATATTCAACTAAAAACTTTTCTTCATCTAGAGTTTCTTCAAAAGCTCTTGTTTTACGATTGAGTTTTTGAGAAACACAACGATTTCTAAGTTTAATTAGTTCTTCTCTTGCTAAGTAGCAAAGGTCTACAGTAAATCCATCTAATGTTGGATAGTCCACTGTGACTGTTTTACTTGGAGTTAATAAACTCGCTAATGATACTGGTTGTTTTTCTTCTGTCATTTATTTTTCCTATAAAAGAGGGAGGGTTGCCCCTCCCTGTTAAATTATTTATGTTACAGTTGGCCCAAGGAAAATCATATCTATTTCGTCTGTTGCATCAACTGATGTTGGTAATGCGTGGAAAGTTGTTTCCAAGCTAACTATGTCGTCTATTGAGTGTGTTGGCACTTCAAGATGACAACTATCTAAGTTCATTGTAAGTGTTGGTGAATTACCAGTTCCACCAATAACAAATGTTAAATCAAAGTCATTAGTTATAACGCTTGTAGATTCAATAATATCTTCAAATAAATCTGCACTTGAAGCTCCACTAGCAGGAGTGTTAAGATAACAAGTAAAGTTACCTGTTACTGAACGAGTTCCTGTAACGTGACCCAAAGGCTGATTAATTATACCTAATGTCTCTGGTGTCAAATAAGTCATGTTATTTGATATAGTAATATTTCCACCTGTTAAAGTTAAAGTATAAGCAGTTGTAATACTACCTGCAGCTGTAGCTGTGACTGTTAAATCTGTTAATCTATTTCTGATAAAGTTATTTGTATCTGCAGCTGCTGTACCTTCATAGATACTAGCTGTAGACATAGAACTTTCTTCAGTAATGATTGAACCAAATCCTGACCAGTTTGCAGTAGCAATTCCATCAATATCAAAATCAATTGAAACTTCATTTACTACACAGTCTGTAATTTTATAAATGGTTGGATTTGATTTTCCACTTCCCATTTCAAATTCTAATGTGAAAGTATCTAGTGCTACTTTATTTGAATTACTAAAATTCAAGGTCATGTTTGAGCCGCCAGGTGTTAAAGCATCTCCTGATTGTCCAGGTGCTGCTCCTGCTGCTAATGCATTCCATAAAGCCTCTTCAACTGCATGATGCTCTGCTGCTGCGTGTTCTCCACC